GATGTCACATGTGCTGGGGTTGCCTATCTGCATCTTTAGTTCTGCAGGCAGTGCATTGATACCATCAACAACAACACTAAATGCAAGGGCCGAGATAGTCTCAGACTCACCATCGCCCCAGCCCTCATCACCATAGCGAACTATGATAGGGAAATCCCCGATGATATCCTGCCCTTGTTTCAAGTTGTTGCCATCAGTATAGATGGTATCCAGCCAGTAGTTACAGCCCCCCTCAAGAGCCGTGACCCATACGGCCTCGGCAATCTCCGCCCAGCTATCCCAGCTTGGCGTATACTCAATCTTAATTGTTGGTATCGGCATCTGCTTCCCTCCACTTAATTTCTATGCCCTGCTCCCTCGGACCATAGACCTGCTCTGTTATTGGATCCACACCACTTATCGAGTAGGCATTTACCTCGGATATGTCCCTGCCCTGTAGCTTGTAGATGTCCCGAAGCTTGAAGATAAAATCCCCCACCTCATGCCACTCTAGGTCAATGGTTGAATGCCTCGTGAACCTTGTGCCATCGCTATACAACTCGCCTTCTTCAACGGCCTCATCCATGATGGCAATCATTTCCTGTTTGAGCTTACCCATTTTCAAAACCCTTCTTCATTACAGTGTGTGTCATCTTGCCAATCTCTCTCCAGATTGTTTCCTCAAGCAATTCATCATCATGCCTTTCCAAAATCTCTACCTTGAGGTCCTCATCTTTTTTGCTGTAGCTCACATAATAAAAATAGTCACAGCAACTTTGCTCCTCCATTACAGAAGGCACCGAGTTATGATTAAACAAACCTATCAGCCTACACTCACCACCTTTCGGGTTCTTGTTCGCCGCAACAAACGCCGCCGCGAACTCATCAGCCTCAAACCTCGGCAACGCCCATGCATATTCTTTTGCCGCCTCAATATGTGACGCCGCACCTGATGGATAGTTATCATAGTGCTTATAAACACCGTAGAAATCTTGAAAATTTTCATCATAGAAAAAATATACTGCTCTAGTTCCCATCGTTACTCTCCTCATCTAATACAAAACAAATTTGACATGTGCCAGAGCCATCATCATCCATGATGAACCAGTTATCACCCCATGCTTTTGTGTTGGGGAAGTGTTCATCAAGTACCTTGATTATGTCATCAACCTTCATTACCCAACTCTCCTTCTTCTTTATACAATTTATCTAATTCTTTAGTGTGTGTTTCAATCTTCTGACGCTGGGCATCATACCACCGCCGCCGCATACTCTTATCAAGTGATGGTGGCGGCGAGGCATCCAGTGCCATCTCTCGCCAATTCTCCACCGTCTTAATTCTGTCAGGGATAGATAGCTTCATGATTATTCTATTCCTCTTAATGCGCTCATCAATAGATAGCTTACCCATTATGAATACCTCCAACCTTCTGCATTTAATAAACCTAAAACATTGTCCAAGTACCGAGGCTCAACAGCCAAGGCATTGCCAAAGAACTGCCATTCAGAACCAGCCTCATACGCAGACCGTGACTCTTCAGCCAGCCAATCAGATGCAACATCATTCTGTGGGCGGACCAAACAGATTGAACCGTGCAACTCGATAAAGAAATCACCGACCTTGGACCACGAACCTATGTCCTGAATCTTCTGTGCTTCTGTTGTCATAATATTTTTCCTCCGTTATAATGTGGTTACCTACTATGATAGTAAAAGATATTAAAAGATAATACAAGATATAATTTAGCCTATAGTGTTTTCTGTGGCATTTTATTTTTTAATTATTTTTTTTTGAAAATGGTGATACAAACGGTACAAGTGATACAACCCTTATGGGACAAGGGCTGTAGCTGTATCACTTCTGTATCACTGTAACAGCTATAAGTCTGCTGGGAGTTTGAAAAATGAAAAAAGAAAAAGAAAAACCTGTAGAAAACACTATAGGAAAAGTTGGTAGACCTGCAGGTCTTACTGAAAGGCAAAGAACTTTTGCTAAGTATTATGTCGAGGGCAGGTATAGCAATGCAGAGTGTGCAAGACTGGCGGGATACTCTGACAAATCTTCTATCACTATGGCGTCTAAACTTCTGAACGGTAGAGACTTCCCAGATGTGCCGGAGCTTGTCAAAGAACTGAGGCAGGCGGCTGAAAGAAAATATGGCGTCACTCTGATGAGCCAGCTTAAACGTCTTGATGAATTGTCCAGAGGGGCAGAAGCAGAGGGGCAATTCTCTGCCGCCATCAATGCTGAAAAGATTAGGTCCGCACTGGGCGGCCTGACTATTGATAGAAGAGAAGCAACACATGTTCATCAACTCGATAACATGAGCCGTGATGATATCGTTGCTAGACTTTCCGAGCTTAGAAAATCCTATCCTCATGCATTCATCGAAGGGGAGATGAAGAGTGCCAACAACAGAAGCGAAACTGTGGAGCTTATTGAAGAAGCACCTGCCGAAAAAGACACACGCCCAGCGGATTGAAAACCGAGTATCAGAGGGCATGCCTGATTCATATCTTTGCATGGATGGTGTCCCTGTTTGGTGTGAATTAAAAATAATAAAAAGTAACGGGATTACCCTGCAACCATCACAGATAGCGTGGCATCTCTCCCATTCTAGGTGTGGTGGCGTGTCTTTTTTTCTTGCATTCGCGTCCTCTGAGGGGCTTGCTTTTTTATTTGAGGGCAGTTCGGCGTTGGAGATCCAAGGTTCGAGGGCCTGCGACCTGCGCGCCTTGTCCATATGGGAAGGACCTGTGTCCGATGCGCCTTGCGCCCTGCGCCTTATGGCTATAAAGGGCTGGGGTATGCCTGCGCCTGCGACCTGCGCGCCTATGTTATAGGGAAAGAACATAAAAAATTGGCTGCCCTTTCGGGCAACCACTCCTTAGTTTTTAAGTGATTTAGAATTTGGGCCATGCGCCACGATGGCTATTGATTTTGCCGCGATAGATGCGCCAGCGCATAGCTTGCATGTCTTGCATGTTGTCCGCCTGCCTGCCTCTTCTGATGCAGGGCAGAGAATCTCGGCACCTTTTATAACGTCTTGCACATTGCCAATAACGCGGAATGTCCGCGAGCCTATGGCCCATGCGTCTAGGGCCTGCTTTTCATTGTCTGCCGATATCATAAAGCGCGACGGGTCCGCGTGAACGCCGGGCACGTTAGTCTGATGCGTGTATGCGGTATGCCCTGCAGATTCAGATAAAAGACTATCCCAAATATAAGACGGGACCGCCGCGCCATCGCCATAGGTGCCGATGCGAACCATGCGACCCGCGCCAAGCTCGGCAATATCCGCATGCCCTGCGGCTGTTTCGTATCCACCCGCCATGTAATGTTTCCAGACAATCAAGACGCCTTGCGCCAAGTTAACGTAGCATGTCCGCTTTTCTGCTATCTTGCGTTTTGGATCCGTTGTTGCTTGTCCGCGATGAATACAATTGCCACAAATAGAATAATCCGCGCCGGTCTTGCTGTTCTCTACTGGACTCTTGCCATTGTCCGCCAAGATATACGTCTGGACCATGTCACCGGTCTTGCTGTTTCTACTCTTGGCAATTGCAATAACTACAATTGGTTCCCCGTCTATTAGTGACGGGCCTTGATATATGATTTTATTTTGCATTGATTGAATCTCCATTCAGTTATAATTTATTATCCTGTAGTTTAATGTATAACACAAGATAATAATAAGATTAATCTAGTTGTATTAAATATTTTTAATACAACCTATGGTTCCTGATTCCCCTGCGCCTGCGACCTGCGCGCCTATGTCGTAAAAGAAAACTTGCGCGGCGCTTGCGCGCCTCGAATATAACCTGCGACCGCAGGTTATATATTTAAGAACCAAACAAATAAGGCCAGCATATGCTGGCCTTATCTGGGAGAAAACTTTATTCCGCGAACGGTTCAACGTCCGTGTCACCCCAGCGCTGGCGCTTGAGATGGAAGCCTGTAAGGATTGGGTCTGTGCTGGCGTAATGATTGACAGCTTCCATAACCCATGGCGCGGCAATCTCTAGCCGCTCACGATTGCCCTTGTCCATATATGAGACGGCCTTGTGTAGGTCATCCATTGCAACATATAGAGACGGGATGCGAGTGGATGCAATCCCTGCCTGTTGTAAAAAGTATTCATAGTTTGTCATTTCATTTCTCCTTACCATGTCATGCGGATGCAGATTAGAATAACCATGCATGCCATCCACGCCAGCAGGAAAATTCCTGCGGCGTCTTCGATGTTGTTGTTGCGCTTATCCATGTCCTTGTTTCCTCTGCCAGTCTTTTACAAATTGCTGGCTAGTTAGCCGCTTGTCTTTGGATGGTTTGATTGTGTTGCGTGTTAGCTTATAAAAACCTATGGCAACAATCTTATCCAGCTCTTTATCCATGCAATACTCAATGCCTCCCATCGGTCCCACATTAACCCCAGAAGGCGCGTAGTATACCTGTACAAAATTAGGATAGACGCAAGAGTGTCCAACGGCTTTCCTTGCCGCTGTGATTGGGTCATTGGCCTTGGCCCACGAACCGTACATTCCAGCAGTAACGGCAATGTATGTAAAACCGTTTGGTAGTATGTGATTATCTTCAGTCATGCTTTTTTCTCCATAAATAGCAGTTGATACTCCCACGCTATCACGGATAGTCTCGGACATCAAGAGATAAAAGCAGTTGTAATGCAATTACTTTTACAACCTATGGTTATGGGGTTACTGGGGCCATTTGGCATTTTCCACAGGGAGAAAAAAGACCCCCCGCCCCCCTTGCGCGGCGGTATACATATATGCGTAGCATATATGTATGTTGGGTTGATAAATTCATTGGGATATATTATCGTTCGGGTATGGAGAACGCAGCCCTAGAACTTTTGCCCGAAGATGTCCTCAAGGAAATATACCTCCTTGAAGAACATGCCAAGCGTCTTGAGATGCGAGAAAAAGCGCAAGACCAGTTTATGCCTTACGCTCATCATGTGTATGATAATTTCATTGAGGGGACCCATCACAGAGTCATCGCGGAAAAGCTTGAGAAGATTGCCAGAGGCGAATTAAAAAGACTAATTGTCAATATGCCCCCCCGACATTCTAAATCTGAATTTGCATCCTACCTCATGCCTTCGTGGTTCTTGGGCCGTAATCCAAAACTCAAGATCATTCAGGCTACCATGAACACTGAACTTGCTGTAAGGTTTGGTCGTAAGGTTCGTGACCTCATTGCTGATCCCAAGTACAAAGAGGTATTTCCCGACACTGACCTGAAACCGGATAGCCAAGCCGCCGGTCGTTGGGAGACTAGCGCTGGTGGGGAATACTTCGCGGCAGGGGTGGGAGCGGCGATGACCGGTCGTGGCGCTGACTTGTTGATCATTGATGA